TGCATCCTGGGCGCACTCAATCCACGAAGCATGATCCTTGGTTTTGCAACCTGACCGGCAATTGTTACTCACGATGTTCTCGTTTCTACTGTATATCCTGCTGATTCCAGTGCTGCTTTTTCTGTACCATTGATACGGTTCTCACGACCACCAAGGAAAACGTATTCGCATTGGTCAAGATATTCTTGTTGTTTATTCTGGACAAGCTTCCAAACACCATCACGCCTGACCAAAGTTTTACCAAGGTTATAACCAACAAGTTGGAAATAAGGGTCGAGGCTGATGGGTGAGATCTTACGGGTTGGTGGCTTGAAAACATAGAACGTGTGTGTCATGCCAGCATCCGATGTGGCCGTAACTGTGGCTGTGGCTTCGAGTCGCATTGTCTTAGCCATTGCGGTTGAACCCTCAGCAACAACCGTGCCATTACTGTTCATAACGGTGACGGGTGTGATGAAGAAATCAACTGAACCTGTTGCAACCACAGTGCCTGTTGCTGTGGCTGTTTGTGCCGTTGCGACTGACGCTGTTGATGTGCCAGTTCCGGTTATGGTCGCCGAACCACTTATTGTTATTGACGAAGGCGAAGAAGTTGATCCGGTTGCCGTACCACTAGCAGTACCAGTGCCCGATGCGCCGATGACTTGCGTGCTTGACATCGCAGCCGTGCCACTAGCCGTGGCTGACGCACTTGCAGCTAGTGTGCGTTGGTTAGAAGCAGCAGCCGTACCAGTAGCGGTACCCGTGGCAGTGGCCTGCAACGTCCTAGCGTTAGACATTGCTGCGGTGCCGGTAGCGGTCGCGGTTGCTGTTGCTGACGCGGTGTGGGCGGTACCAGATGAGGCAACCTTCACCTCAAGGACAACATAACCCCAACCAGCGGCACCAGTGCCGGTAGCATTGAGATTAGCGGTGTATGAACCAGTTGTCGGAGCAGTTTTCCAACCACCAATCAAACCGTATCCAGCGGTGGCGGTGTAAGTCGTCAAGTCAGATGATGTTGGGTACGAACCGTAATCTAGGGTATCAAAACCACTTGCGTAAACATACGAATTAGCAACAGTTGTGGTTATCGCTGTGGTTGTAAGATCGTTTGTTGTTGATGTACCAGAGGTCTTTACACCAATAGGCACAGAAGTGTTATGACCAGTGACCTTAGCGACAGTCAAAGCAATGATCGGGCCAAAACTGCCATCGGTGTAGCCACCCATAGTGACACTGCGACCCGAACCAGTGGAGTTAACAGCAACAACCCACGCGTTAGTTAAAGGGTCGCCATAATAACTGCTACCAGTGTACAGGCCCAGGTCAGTGATTGTTCCCCAACTTGTGTCAAGATAAACACCACCAACGACGCTAAAGGTTGGGTCGTGATCTCCGACAACGTCATACACAAAACCAGTGACAATGAGCAAATCACCAGCAGTTAAAGACAAACCAGAAACTAGCGGTGCACCCTCATAGATTGCAAAAGCCTGGTCAGTGCCAAGACCTGTGAAAGCAAGAGCCATCAGTTAGCCCCCGTTCTGGTCAATGATCTCTTGAAGAACCTGCGACACAGACAACGAAGTATCCGCGTACTGTTGCTGGTATCCCTTCAAGACGCGAAGCAATGTGTCAGTTGTCGCATTACGGCGCATCGTCAACAAAGCGTTCATAAACTCTTGGGCATCAGCGGTCTGATAAATACTCAAACCAGTGATCTCAACAGCGGCCTGAGCAGCCGAAGGAGAAACCTCGGCAACAGTTGTCGCAGTGTCATCAATTACCGAGGCAACATAAGCCTCAATCTGGGCAGTGGTCACCTCAGCCATGATTACGCCGCGATTGGTGTGAAGGCCAACGTTAACGATGTAAGAGACAACGTGTCACCACTAACAACAGACTTCGACGCAGTCAACGCTACAGACCACATGAAGTTGCCAGCAGTTGACGCATCCCACAAGCTGATGTGGCTGATCGTCTCAGTGGCAGTCATTGACCACGTGCCACCCATAGCAGTTAGCGCCATTGAACCAGCGGACGATGCACTGAACGTGCCAGCGTAACGCGTGGTGACAGCAGAAGCTGCGGTAGCGCCAGTAGCGCCAGGGTCAGCGGTGTGCAACTTCACGTACAAAGAACCAGCCGTGAACGTGGTACCAGTTCGGCCAATCGTGTTAAGCAACTTGTCAGCCGTGTTCACGGCAGAAAGACCAACGGTCATTTTGTTTCCTCATTCTCGGTAGTGGGTTCAGCGTGTGTAACTTCCATCGTTGCCGTAGCAACCAGTTGAGCAATAACAGTTTGTTCAGACATTTGGTTCCTTCCTTAGTGGAAGTGCAATGCCCCCCACCCACAATATGATGGGGAACAAAGCACAACCACTAAACAGTGGTTATTAAGCAGTGATGCTTGAGGTGGTCTCGATACGGTACAGGCTTTCTTCGCGGTAGCGTGCCCAACCGATCAAAGCCTTCCAACCCACAGGGCGGAAACGCATCAGCTTGTCAGTGACGGGGCCAATAACAACCTGTGGCTCGTAACCAACAGCCTCAGCAAGAGCCTGCTGGCCCATGATAAGGGTACGGTGAACCTTCTTGGAAGAAGCACCATCAGCACCGATGTAGGTACGAGGTGATTCAATGAAGAACGCACCTTCGTAAATACCAAGCACGCCACCCCAGATGTCAGATGCACCGGAGTACTCGTGTGGTGAACGCCAAGCAGCGGTCGTACCAGCACCACCGGTCTCGGCACGAAGGTCGTGCGAAACGTCGGGGTGAATGTAGCAACCGTACAGGCCGTTAGCCAACGGGAGAGCGTTGTTGCCACGGAGCTTAGCAACCGTGTAACGAACCATTGCTGACGAGAAATCGTCACCAGTGGTCAAGGTGTTCAGTGCCTTAGAGGTACTGACAGCCTTAGCGTTAGAGCGGATTACGTTGTCTCCACCAATCAACACGGCGCGAACCAACTGGTCAAGAGTGTCAATTTGGTTGTACGCAATAATATTTGCGATAGCCGGATCAACATCTGACAAGGCTTCGAACACAAGCTTGTCAGTGGTTAGGACAGCGTTGCCGTACTCGTTAAGAGTAACGTCAACATAAGTAGTGTTGGAAAGTGCAACCGAGTCCGGGTCAACATTTTCAGTCAACGCGGTAGTAGCAGCAGCAAGGTCAACATACTTTTGGAAACGAACAGATGAACCAGCGTGGGAAACATCAACCGGACGCTTAGTGGCGGCCTGGCGGAACAACGGCTGACTACGCAAAGCGAACTCAACGTACTTGTCGTATGCCGTGGTAACGAGGTTGGTGATACCAGTCTGGTTAGAAATCGTAGCGGTACCGGTAAAAGTATTAGCCATGATTCACAACCTTTCAAACAGACATTGGATGGGTTAAACCATCAGCGTCCAGTCAAAAGCCTGGTCAATTCCTCTGGGGTGGAAGCGTTCTGGATTGCGGCCAGAGCGGCACCCTCAGAAGTCATAGGAGCAGATCCTTGACTGATTTGACTAATGGTCGTAAAAGCATCAGCCTGCTGTTGCGAAACACCCACAGGTGGAGTGACCGTACCCGAAAGATCAAAAGGGTTTGAACCGGTGGGAGCCGGTGCTTCCTCATTAGATCCGCCAAGGTTAATGTTAAAGATGCTTGCATTCTCAACAAGCCACTCATTAACAGACGATTCATCAGCCACATCAGATGGAATGAACTTAGCAATAGCAGGATTGATACCGTTACTATTCAGGACTTCCTTCAACGTGCGATCACGAGAGGACTTCTGGAGCGAAGCAAGCTGTTCTTCCAACTGCTTACGTTCCTTCTGTTCCTTCTTGAGTGCATCACGCAAAGCCTTCGGGCCGTCGCCGTCATCGCCATACGTTTCATCGTCGAACTCGTTCCATTGGTTGTTGCTCATCGCAACGTCTCCCTTACTTGTTATGGTTTACGCAACCCTCAACCACCACAGGGGAAGGGTGATTGGCTGTTACTACCGGTCTCTCATACTCTCCGCAGGGCCGGTGGGTCTGCGAGAGGCTTATGGGGCTACGGGTTTGCACCGCACATAGCCAGGTGTTACTGTGTACTCAAGAAGCAGGTAGCACTTGGTGGGGAAGCCGGGTGTTACCTGCTTTAAGTTTTAGATCCCACCCTTTTCTTGGGCTAGGGAACCTGCACGGATACCAGAGGAACCACTGAACGAGGCACGTTCCTTACTGGCAAGCTTCTTCTTAGTGGTCTCGGCTTGGGCCGCACCAGCCAAACCAAAGGTTTCCTTGGTTGCTTCCTCAATACCATACTGGTCACCGTAGATCTGGGACAATACCTGTCCGCGCGTACCAAGTTGTTGGGCCTGAGCAAACCTTTCGGCAGCCTGATTGTAAGTAATATCTGGTGTTGCATTAGCAATCTCATTAACAAGATTACTTTGAACACCCTGGTCTCTAGCGGCACCACCAATGGTGGACTTGCGGATACGCTCATTGATGATCGGTTCAGCAACGGCAGGATCAAGGAAAGCCGCCATCAAGTCCCCAGCACCAACACCATACAGGCGAAGGTATTCGTTTCGAACACTTGCGGGTGTGGCATAAACCATATCGCTTGCGGCCTTACCCCTACTGGTTGCCTCGTTCACCGAAACGCCAGCACCAATAATTTTGGAAATGTAATCTTTTGACCCGAACTCGTTTGGCAAACCAAGTTGCCTAAAATTTTGTTGCATTTGTGACTCAGCTGATAAATAGTCACTGATTGACAAAACATTCTTTCCAGCCGCACGCAACATTTCGTTACCAGCAAAACGCCTCTTGAAAGGTTCTGTTTCCTGCAACTTTAACTCAATCTCGGAATCGCTTAAACCCTGCTGGATGTAAGAGTTAATAATTGGAAGAAGTTCACTAAGACCGTAAGAATTAAAAGCACCCTTAAGGATGGTGTAATTGCTTTGCTGCTCACCCGTTAGTTCTGCCTGCGGTGGGGTTTGACCCCGTGAAGCATTAGCCCGCGCATAAGCAAGTAGCGCATTTTGGTCTGCACCAGCCGGTTGTGTTCGTATGTAGTAATCAAGCCAAGCTTGAACCGCCGGAGTTTCAGCCACTTAAACCCCACCTTCGAAGGATACCACTAGCAACATTGGAAGTGCGTTCCCTGGCATTGTTTGTGTACTGCCAACGATCATCTTTACGCAAGTCGTTCTCAAACTGCCACAATGATTTTGCTTTAGCCTTGCCCGTTGATGAATCAATACCGGAAAGGGCTTCACGAATTTGGTTATCAAACAGGTCAATATCACCCGAATTGATTTCCAACAACGCGCTCATACGCTGAACATACGGTGAAGCAATGTCAGCCACGTTCTGACCAGCCTTGATCTGCTCCGCATACACGGGGAAAGCCGAAGCGGCCTGCGCTCGAATATCGGCTTCGTAGTCTTGTGCCGCCCTAACGCCACCAACAACATTCCGCGCAGCCGTCGTGTACCAGTTGTCGTTGTATGAAACACCATTAGCCCTGGCAAGTGCTTTCAGTTCCTGCTGGGCTGTACCAGCAGCACCGCCAAGTACGCCATCATGCTCAACAATATAGTTTGAAAGAAGTTTAGTTACCTGCGTGCCCTTGAGTCCAAGACGATACACCTGGTTGATTGCTGATGTTAAAGCTTTACCAGTTAATGTTGCGCCCATTGCTTCCGCCTGTGCAACAAGTTCATCCCTAACGCTTCCAATTTGCTGGTTGTAAGTTTTAGGATCGGTGAGTCGAAGGATCTCGGTGTTTCTCCAAGACTCAGCATTGTTCTTGTAAAATTTGGTGTTTCTGACCTCTGCCTGGAACCTTTCGGCACTCCAGCCTTTAGCAACACCCCTACGGAAAAGGGCAGCCAGTTCGGGGTAGGTGGTAAGAACAGCCCTGTTCCAACCAACCTCACCAAGATCCAGCTTGTCCACTGGGGGCGTGTAGGCTGCGGCTGGTGCCGAAGTGGTTGTTACACGAGCACGAGCAGGAGCTGGAGCAGGGGCAGGTGTGCCATAAACTTCCATGTTCTGCCAAGCAATGCCCTCGGCAGTGTTAGTAAGATCAGGGGTAAGTTGTGGGGTCTCGGTTCCAGGGAGTGCATCTCCACCATACTCAAAATTGAGGCGCGAATAATAATCGGCTAGTTCCGCTGCTGTTGCCATTAGATGTTCACCGGACTTTGAATAGCGGAAAGAAGGGCGTTCATAAACGTGGTTTCGGCCTGATACTCAGCATAGTCGTTAGCAGACTTAGCGGTGTCAATGGAATACTGCTCGTCATTAAAACCACCAGTTTGAACTGTTGATGTTTGAGTTGTCGGAATGTTTTGCCCATCGTAAGATATTCCACTTGGGGAAGGGGCAGCAACGGTTGTTGTGGTTGTTGGACTTGACTTCTCAAGGGAATTAAGTGCGGCAGTGAAAGCGTTCACTTCCTTTGAAGAAGGATCACGACCAAGCAAATTCTGGTATGAAGCAACCAAAGCACCCCGCGCATCGCTTCTGCTTGAAAGTTTTATGTTTGATACAATACTTGCTTCTGGACCCTGAACCTTTTTAACACCCTTAAGGTCAGAGTACAAATCAATTGCCACGAAAGGATCAAGGTCTTTGTAACCGGAATCGTAAGAGTCGGCTGCTTTGCCAATAACATTTTCCCAGTTTGCCTGAACCTTCGATGGGCTTGAAACATCCCAGCCCGCACGATCCATTCGATTCACGATTGCAGCGTACTGGTCTGGTGCTGTTTGCCTCAGTTGGTAAAGGTAACCCTTTGCTGTATCTTCTGAGAGGTCACGACCGTCGGCCCAACGGACGAATCTTGTTCTGTTGTATGCGTTATCTGCGCCGACACCAGAGAGATCAATAACCCCGTTTGGCCCCACCCTGACTACAACCCCACCAGTTCCCGTTGTCGGTGCCGGATAAGTGGTTGTTTGTGTACCAGCACGAGTTGTGGTTACAGTTGGCTCCCCAGCTGTAACACCAGTATTTCCACTAGCTTTGGGGGTCGTTTGTTGTTGGGTTGGTTGTTGGGTTGGTTGTTGAGTTGGTTGTTGGGCTGGTTGACCTGATGTAACTGGATCTTGCTGCGCTGGTGTTCCTGTCAAAGGGTCAGCAGAAGTGGCATTTTGGCTTGGCTTGAAAGAAGTAGCAGTCCATTGCAGGGGGATACCGGTCGCCGGATCAACGGGTTGCCCACCCGCAGTTGGAAGTGGCGTGTTGTAAAGCTGATTTCCCTGAGCATCCGTTGTGTACCATTGCCCGGTATTAGGATCCAACGCATAGTAACGATCAGTGTATGCCATTACTCAACCGTCCCAACTTGATCTATTGTGCTGAATTCACCGTCAAAATAACGGTAATAAATTTGTGAAAAGCGTGGGTTTTGTGCAATCAAACCTTGCACATAGCGACTCCAGTAATCTTCAAGCCCAGAGTATTTTTTACTGTTGAGTACACCAGTCTGATAACCAATGGGAAGCACAGCCCGAAGGGCATCCCTGGAAGCAATGTAAAGATTGATTTCATTCACCGGAATATTGCTGCTTGCTTGACCGTTTCTTTTCAAAACTTCTGGGTTGCTGGTGAGTAAACGGAAACCATCAACAGAGTTATTGTATTTTGCTTCATCTCTCTGCCCAAGCTCCTGAGCAAAATCGGGGTTTCTGGTTTTAAGACCGTCAACATAAGACTTCCAGTATGCCTGCAAAGACGGAACCCGTTGAATACTTGTTGCACCCAACTCACGAAGTCGAGCATCAATCTTTTGCCTTGAGGCAATGTATTCTTGAAAGCCAAGAGAAACCTGTGTTTGCCTAATTGATTCTTCACCCGTGCGGGTTTCCCTAAAGTTTTTTCCACCAGCACCAGGGCCAATGTTGTTGTTCAACTGCCAGTTGTACACGGCAGAACTAAAATCTGTGCCGTTAGGATCGTTGACAAGGGTTCCAATAAGGGATGGGTCAAAACCAGCAACCTTACCAAGCAGTTCTGGGCCGTATGTTGCTAACAATCTTTGAGCATTTTTTGATGCCTGTGCCCCAGTATTGTTTTGGCTTGCCGAAAATGTATAAGCAGCGGCAACATTGGGTGCCCCCTCTTTGTACTCTGGGTAAAGAAGCGCGGAAAAATCGTCAACAAACCTAGTTGTTGCGTCTTTTTCAGTTAGCACACCATCAGGGCCAACAACCGTTATGTTCCCCTGCTGTTGATATTCCCTATACTTGTTGGTTAGAAACAAATCCTTTGGACTAACAAGATTGGGTGCAAACGGTAAAGAAACATTTCCAAAAATCTTAAACTTGAAATATTGTTCTGTTGCCCTGTTTGCCCTATCAAAGTCAATTTGTCCAGTTGGTTTGCCCTCGCGTGCGTTGCGTTCCATTTCTTTAATAATCATTAAACCGTACACCCTTGCCCGCACGGTTCCATCTGGATCTTGTTTGTTTATGGTGTTTCTAACCCAAGCTGGAAGAACCGTTTTCCAAACGTCTCGTGGCACTTGTGCCTCTTGTGGCGCAAACTGGCTTTCGCCCTGTGCCGGGAGTGCGTACTTTGACAACAGTTCAATAAAATCATTTGAGGGAAACCAGTTTGCCATCAAAGCAACCGGCAAAGCAATCACTGGGCCAATAGGCGGCATCCAGATTGGCGACTGTTGCAACGTCAGGTTCAAAGAGCTAATCGGTGGGGCAATAACCAGTTCTGGTGGCAAGTCTTTAAGAAGCGTGTTGCGTAGTACGGCTGGGATTGGCAGAACCAAACCAATTTTTGAACTAGGGATCAGGGGCATACTGCTAACAGGTTGACCGGTATCAAGATCAATAGCCATATTTGCGCGTGCTGGTGACTGGAAAATATCATTGATGTACACAAGGGACTGTGGATTTTCACCAATAATTTTTGCCCAAGTTCTTACCGTGTTGTTAAACGATGAAATGAACGGTGACATAATACCAAGTGCCGCTGCCCCATTAGAGTAACGATCAATTGTGTAAATGTATTTTTTCAAATTACCCAGGGAAGCCATTCTTGCGCTGCGTTGAAGGTTTGCAACAGCTGAGGCATCCAGTTTTGTTACATCAACGCCCTGGGCAACAAGGTTTTCTAGTCTTGAACCAAGTTGATTCTTGTATTCAAGTGAAAGGAATGGGTGTCGAACAAAAATATCTTCTGGTTGCGTACCAATTTTTCTAAACATTGCGCTGATAACTTTGCGGTAAATGTTTTTTGTGTCAAAAATTTCTTTAACATTTCCATAAAGTTTTCCCTGGATTGGCCCAACAAGTTCACCGCCGTATTCCAAACCCTGTTGCTTGGCAAGATCGTCAACAACAAGTTGATACTGCTTTGATGTTAAACCATTTTCGGCAATTACACGTTGCCTAATTTCCATTGGCACAAGGCTGTCAAGGCGGTCGGCAAGAACGTCAAAGAAAGCGTTTATTTCCCCTCTTTCTGCACCTTTCATACCGTTTGCCTCACGGTAGATTATGGATGCTGGGGAATTCAACCAAGCTCTAGTTTCGTCAACGCCGTCACGCAAAATTCGGTAGGACAACGAGTCGCCAAGAACTTGCTGGTTGACAACCCTTTCGTAGTCATCCCAGTACTGCTTGGATGCCTGCTGGTAAACTTCTGGTGTAGCATAACTTTTTGGGGATTCAAGATCGCTTCTTTCCCACCCCGAAGGCTTTACAAGTCCGGCTTCACCACCGTCAACCCTTAAGGTTCTTGCGGTAGTTTCTTCACCGCTCGCAGCACCACGCAAACCACCAGATGTGCCGCCCATTGCCTGTTCAAACTGTGCTTGATCGGCTTTAACCTTACGGGTTTTTACTTTGCCACGCTTGGTTACGGAAACTGCGTAACCGTAACGACTATCACCAACGCGGAAGGGTTGGGAAATTCTGGACTGTACGGCAGCGTTGCGTTCGGCTGCTGCAAGAGCCTCTGGGCTGTCAGCACCATACCTTGCAATTGCTGATCTTTCCTGAACACTAGCAGAAATACCTTTGATACCGGATACACGATTTAGAAGAAAATTTACCGTTCCCTCAATACCATAATTTTGTACCATTGGGAGAAGGCGACTCATTGCTCCCATTCTTCCATACGCTTCTGCAATGTTTCGAACAGCGTAACCACCACGCAACAAAACACCAGGCTTCCACACATCTGAAATAAAAGTTTCAAGTCCGGTTTTTGCAACATTGCCAACCCTACCCGTTTGGTTTAGTGCCCTACGCCCAACGCTCACCCCTTGAATCATGTAGTCTGCGTCGGTTTTAATTAAACGCTCAATTGCTTTAAGATCAAACATTAACATATTTTGGCCGTCACGAAGTTGAGCAACAAGCATTGGGTCATGGACGATCACATCATCCATCATCCAGAAACCGTTTGCCCTAACATCTTCTGCGTGGGCAGCTTGCTGAGCAATTAAATCCCTTGCTTTTGCAGCCAAGCGACCAGTTACAGCGGATGCACCAGAACCAATTTCATCAAGGTACCCACCATTAGCAAGTGCCCTCTCAACAGACCACTGCCTAAGCGCATGGGCAAAATTTTCCATTGTTTCTCTTTCGAGAACAACACTTCTGGCGTTCAAGCCCTCTGGTGCCAGACCAGTCAACTCACCAAGACCTTGGCCTGGGGCGTATGATTCAATTCTTTCTGTTCGACCCATCCCTGGTCGCGTGTTTGCAAGACGATCAAGCCACGACCTTGCTTCTGCCGGGGATGCTTTTGCTTGAAACAAAATGGATTGAACTTCTTCAAAATTACCAGGTTGTCCATAGCCACTTGCTTTTAGATCAAGGTATCCGGTTGGGCGACCCTGGCCTGCCCATTGGATAACAACATTTTGGCGCAGCCCATTTTTCTTAAACTCACGAACCTTGAAACGGCCACGAGCCTCTGGATTAAAACCTCTGCGAGTAAAATTGATTTTACCCATTGTGCTACCAACCAGGAAATCAGCACCAATCGGTGCCCCATCAATTGCACTAACAATGCCCGATTCTTCACCAAGGGTTTTAGCCAAAGCAGAATCATACAGTTTGTAGGCTTCCGCAAGTTTTGTATCAACCGCAGGATTGAGCCCATTGGCAAGATCAATGTAATCCAGGATTAAAGCTTCTTGTCCACGACCAGCCTCACGGGCAGCCCTAAGTTCAGTAACAGCAGCAGTATCACCAAGAAACGCGCGAGTAATTTGTCGAAGGCTTTGGTCAATTGTCTCTTTACCCAAACCAGCAGCATAACCAAAATCAATCATTTGGCTATAAGCACCAGCAACAACGGTTGGGTTTGCGGAGTTTGCAACGAACGGGGTTGATGCAATTGTTTCTATGCGTGCAGAGCTTGATGAATTAACCCCATCGCCAGCCCACACGCGCAGGGTGTCGCTAATTGTTGCAGTACCTTTTTCAACCTGGGATGAAACACGCGCAGCTTTGGCACCAGAAGCAACCTCATAATATCTTGCTGCCCTGAAAGCCTGTGCCCCCTTGCCGACAAAAATTAGTGGGTCAAGTAGGTACGTCGCCCCATCAACACCACCGGAAAACCAGTTTCCCCAATCGTTGTTTTTGAAACCAGACTTTATTCTTCCCTCAGAATCAACAAACTGAACTTTTGTACCAGCAGCAAGCGCACGGTTAACCTGGTTTCGAACAGAATCTGGGCCTTGGTTACCTATTCCAACGTTGTTTAATGCGGAAGCAAGTTCTTGCCCAAGACTAATATCTTCGGCTGCGTTCCACGCATCATTCCAAGAGTTGATCCGATCATAGCCACCAATAGTTTCAGATGACATTGGCGCGGTTGACGCATCAAGGTAAAGCAAACCAGCAGATAGCGGTTGCTTGACAAACTTTCTAACTGGATACATTAGTACGTCTGTAAGTCCTGCAACATTTTCTGATTTTTGTTCAGGCGTGACCTGTCCAAGCGCAGCTGTTGAACCAATGGGCAGGTCTGGGTTGTTTGTTTGGCCAAGGGCCAAAACACCGGTTGCAACATCGCCAAGTGCGTTACCGGCACCAGCAACAATATCCTGCCACGCCACTATTCCCACCCACCAATTTTTGAAGCAAGGTCATAATGCTCAGCATCGCCCATTGGCAGATGTGCAAAATCCCAGGCAACAGCAATATCTTGAAGCCCAACAGCTTCGGCGTATAATGCGAACCGATCAAAAAAATCCATTACGAAAAAGTTTTCAGGTATTGAACAATGTTTCTGAGTGTCTGTGAAGATTCAGACATATTTGCCCTTGCCTCGATAATCGGCAGATAGGGCAATATTTTCTGAATATCGTCCGGTGAAGAAATTGGTTGCGGTGTTGGGCCTGGGCCTGGGCCAAGTGGGGCACCAGCAGTGATCGGCTCATCGGGGCGCTCAGTTGGATCCGTAAGGGGCGTAATGCCCTGACTTGGACTGACAGGCGCGGAAGTGGGGGTTGGGCCGTTAGAGGGCATCACAGGGCTTCCTGCGGGCATAGAGCCTTGAGCCATCGTAGCACCACCCTGAATATCACGCATCTCTTGACGCTCGCCATAGTAGGCGGCAGGAATTTCACGAACAGGTTGACCAGGGCCACCATCAGTACGTTTCGATAGTGACCCTGGCCCTGAAACAGGAGCAGGATTGCTAGGCTTTCTGTAACCACCTTGCTCTGCCATGTTTCACCTCAATCAAAATAGAACTTACTTAGTGATCTTGCCCTTACGAACAGGCTTGGCCGTAACGGGCTTGCTAGTTTTAAAAGGCATTGGCTTGCGGACGGGCTTAACCGGCCCGATACGCGCCATCAGTAACTGGCCCGACGAGTGGTGCTACGCGATCCACCAGAACTCTTACCATAGTTCTTTGGTGCTGGTGGCTTGCGCGTAGAAACCCTACGGGCCGGAGCAGCGGCTTTCTTTGACGTAGCCTTCTTAACCGGCGTAGCCTTCTTAACAGCAGCCTTCTTAACAGCGGCCTTTTTCACGGGGGCGAAATTTTTCGAAGGTTGCTTTTCTAATCCTAGTACACCACCTGCTCGAACTCTCTTTGCAAAAATATTTCCAGTTTGATCTTCCATAGGCTTAAGCCCATGTGAGGCCAAATATTTATTAATGCCGCTTGCGTTTCCAACAGTGCGCCTAAGTTTACTAATTGGATCTTGGCGGTTTGCCATCTACTTAACCTTCCGCTTGTCGTTGTTGCCAATGCCAGAGGTATGAACACCAGTCTTGGTTTCCCCAGCAGTTTGCGTCGGTCGATTCTCCCAATCAGTAGGCGTGCCAGCCTTGATCGGTTGCGCTGTATTGACCGGCGCAGCGGTGCCTTGCGAGCCGAAGCTCGGCATCTTCTTAGCCATATTATTTCCTATCTTGTTACGCCGGTTGGCGACGAACGACGCTGGCCGAAAGGTTCGGTGCGCCGGAACCAGACAATCCAGCAAGGAGAGTCTGCATATCTGGGCGACCACCAGGAGCCATACCTGCTTGACCAGGTGCGACACCCTGCGGGAGTCCAGACTCTTGCATACCAGGTGGCATACCAGAAGGGTTCCCCTCAGGGGCAAGCATACCGGGAGAGCCAAGTTCATTAGGCATCTGCTGACCGGCTACGCCTGCTTCCGTCTGAGGGGAAGGCGGTGGTGGTGGCGGTGCGAAAGCGTCCGCAATAGCGGTCTCAATCGGAACACCCTTCTTGCGTGACTCAATGATCGAAGCAAGTTTGGTAACAACATCAGTAGGGTCTTGACCCTGAGCTGCCATAGCAGGAATGGACTGCACATATGCAGCAACACCCTGGAACCCTGCCTCACGCAGACGCTCCACATCAATGAGTTCTTCCTCAGTCTTAACATTCATTGAGTTCGGCAAGTTGCGACGAACGAACGACTTGGAAACAAGGTCAGCACCCAAAGCCTGCAACGACCACACCAGTGCGCGGTTAGGATCAAGACCAGCCATCAAACCGTAGGTGACTTCAACACCAGTCTCAGTTCCAATGTCGCGCTGGGGAACATACTTGATGGTGTAAGAGTTGCCGTTCTGTTGTCCCTTGATTTCCTTGCTATCAAGGGGAAACAGTTTTACGTCCAGTTCAAAGCACATGGCGATCACCTCAACAAAGGTGTCGGCTAGAACGTCTTGTGCGGTTTTGATCTGGGTGTCAAAGCCACCCATGAGCGCTTGTACGCCGCGACCGGTAATTACGCTTGCGTCAATGTTTCCTTGACGGCCTTCGGGGTAGCGTGCCCCGTTCCGCATTTCTTGGTCTAGGGATTGTGCTTGGGCGAACGCGGACTGTGGCATTTCGATTGGCGCACGGCGCACGTTTTGTGGTTCACGCGTGCGGATGATTGCGTCCCCACCAATGGGGAAGTGTTGAATATCCGATGGTACGAACAGTGGAGCTTCAACAGCCTTGTGGGCTGCTTCAAGTGAGAGTAGCGCAAACTTTGCACGAGCCATCTGTACCCAAAGCACATCATCAAATTGTCCACGTTGTTGACCATCGAAGGAAGGCTTACGGGCAACCACAACAGGACAGCGCCCTAGTGGGTTGTTTGTTTGTGCAAGGATCAGGTTCGCTCGTTCCGGGACGAACATGATTTCTTCTTTGTCATCCACCCAACGAACCACTTCAAGCATTGTGTCGCCAGGGGTGTACTGGCCCTGATTCTTGTTCTTTAGTTTGTCAGCGTACTCAGGAAACATGGCGCAAAGTTCCGAGGTAGGCTTGAGGAAGCGTCGTGCGAAAGCGGTGCAGTTTCCCCAACGATCAAACTCTGGGTACGAACCCATTGGATCTTCGACCGTGATGTGTGGGCGACGATCCTTGAAGTTTGGTTCAACACGGAAAGGTAGGAAACCGTAGGTGATGTACTGGTCTGAACCAGCATACATTTCGCGGCCAAGTTTTGAGGCGGATATGTAGTGGTTGGCAATGATGGTGCGCTTGTCGGCCTTGGTTCGCTTCACGTCATCGGTCATGTTGGTTTGTGAACACGAGAACGTGGGCAGTGGTGCGATCACTTCTGAAAGGTCACGGGCAACGGTATCAATGAAGTTTGACACGATCGGCTTAGGCCACTCGGATGGGAACAGTCCTGGAAAAGCCTCATCGTAGTTACCACCACGGACAGAGGCCACCTTGTTCATTCGACCATCGCGCTCAGCGTAACGAGACTTGAGTACGTCAAAGCGTTGGCGGATACCACGATCCGCGTATTGTGCAATAGACGCATCAGCCATTACATCACCATTTCATTTCGGGTTGCTGCCCACTCGTTTAAGTCAATGACTGCTCGTTGACTCATGCTACGGGGAGAGGAGTAGGGGTTCTTTGTGAACCAGTTCATATCACTGGTTGTTTGCCCAATGATCGCTCGTGCAGATAGTTCACAGAACCACAAAGCCATCACAAGGTCTGTCTTGTTGCGAGTCTTAGGTTGCCATGAAACAAGTTGTTCAACCAAAGCTTTCAAACCCTCAGTGCCCTCAACCAAAGGAAGTTCAATGAGGTTGTCACCCATAGATCGGGCAACACGGTTCTTATCACTAGCAGTTTCGATAGTGCCAAACAGGGTTGACATACTTGCCACACCAAAACCCTCATCCCACTTGTTGATGCGGGACGTGTAGTGGGGTTTGATAACGCAACCACGGGCGTTCAAATACTTGTTCAAGTTTTCGTCGTGAACCAGGTACAGCTGGAAAGCGTTGGACTCAATGACCCATTCCTGCGGACGGTACCTATCCGTCCAAGAAGTAACAAGGTCGTAAATCTTTGACGGGGTGGCACCGCTCATGCGGGCCGCGTCAAGGATGTAACGCCTGCCGGACTGACGATCCACTGCCATAGCAATAGCAGCAGTGTCTTTGTCAGCTGCGGGGTCTAGCCCACAAATAATGTAGAAACCTTCGGGGTTGGCGGGGTGCCCAGCGGCTTGACCATTCAAAGGCCCAACCTTACGCATACCGTTGACACTTCCACGAACAGCAGCAGGGTGGAAGATCGCATCCTCAGATACATCCTGTTGCTGATACACCATAGACCAGATGCGGGGGCCAACAGCACCACGCACGTTGTCAAGGTGGGGGCCATCCCAACGCCGGTACAAACCGTTCTCGTCAGGCTCTTCACCCTCAGACCCCTCAAAGGGAACCTCGGCCTTAGGCCACAAGGTTGACCATTGCTCAGAGTCACCGTTACCGTAGTCCAGCACAGCAGGTTGTGAGAAGCGCGTCCAAGGTGAGGTACCAGAAACGTAGTGGTCACCGTTCATAAGTTGTTGATACAAGTCAATGGGCGCAACGCGCGTACCGATAACCAGTAGTTTACCCGTGGGCGCTAGTCGTGAGCTAACTTCGATACGAAGCCAGTCTAGGTGCTTCTCCCACTCGCCAGCATTAGCCAACACCACCGCGTCATCAACAATGATTAGGTCGGCACGGGCACCGTAGATCTGTCCACCAATACCAATGGCCTGAACGGTTGGGTCTTTTTCTTGACCGTCCCGTTCCTCACCGCCAAGGTAAACTTGGTTGGAAGTCCAAGAGTCAGCGTTCTTCTTAAAGCCACCCTCAGGGCTAAAGTTGGCTTGCAGCTTGGCGTAAGTTGGGTGTGTCAGTCGCTGCTTGATACCGTACAAGAACTGCTGTGCCATCTTCTGTGTCTTGGACACAAGGATCACACGAACGTCAGGGTTCTTACAAATACGGTACACAACGTAGTCAATGGAAACGGTCTGTGACTTGGCGTGTGCAGGTGGGGTGTTAATCAAAATACGGCTAGCTTGACCTGGTTGGTACTCAATGGCCGGATGAAATAACTCCGGCTCACGACCCTCAAGCAAATCGATCCAGCCCTGCTGATGGGGGTAGGTTTCCCGATTGAGGAACGTGCGTCGAAACGACGCGAAATCCCCAATTGGTTCTTTACCCGATATTTTTACTTCTTTAAGTACGGTGCGGGCAGCATCCACGTCCCGTTTGAACTCTGGGTAGTCACGGCGTGAAGCCTCATACCAAGATAGCGAACGACCAACCTTGGCCAAAGCCTTCGGGTTGGTGGCACCGGTGGCAACCTCGGCGAGGAACATTTTGCGAGCCTCGGTGGGGGAAAGATCCGAACCAGGCTTACGACCAGAGCGACCCTTCTTACCCTCAGTCATTACTTACCCTTCTTAGAAGCCTTCTTGACGGGTACCTTCTTCTTAGCAGCAGCCTGCTCCGACAAAGCAATAGCAATAGCCTGCTTCTTAGACTTCACCTTAGGGCCCTTAGCCGAACCAGAGTTCAAAGTGCCAGCCTTAAACTCGTGCATAACCTTAGCAACCTTAGACTTAGCAGCCATTATTTACCGCGCTTAGCCGACTTCTTAGCAACCTTCTTGCCAGGTTCCTTACCCATCGGGCCATATTCCTTCATCCGCATCGCGGGGCCCTCACCCTTCTCGTGCTTCATCATTGCGGCCTTAGACGCATACTTCTCGCCCGTCTTTTTCTCCACAACCTTCTTGGCCACAGCCTTCTTAACCGGCGCGGACTTCTTAACAGCGGACTTCTTCACCGAAGCAGATTTCTTAACAGCCATCGAAAACACACCAATCGGGTAATAGATCACTTAAAGGGTAAAACAATGTAAAAAACTAAGGGAGCAGTAAACCGTGAGTAACTGCGACAAAGGAGCAGTTACGAACCACTACCTTGCTACTCGCTTAAGGCTTCGTAGCAACAAGCGAAGAAGCACAGGAGTTCAGCTCGTCGCTTGCCGCTCCTCACTGAACTGTAAAACCCTCTCACTATATAAACGGCGTGGAAAACAACACTTTACCACGCAACTTAACCAAATTGTTATAAACTAATTACTCGACCCCCTATATTTACTGGGGCCAGTTAATAACGAAAAAAATTAGAGGGGACATTATGATACTAAAGACCCGCGCGCTAAGCATCGTGGGGTCAGGCTACCCGCGAGTAACTTACGGTAGCGTAGGTTACGGCTGCGTAGGTTACCCTCTAGTAACTTACGGTAGCGTAGGTAAGGGTACCCTAAGTTCCAGGGGGTGTCCGATATGTCCTACCTGCCCCATATGTCCGATTTGCCCTACTATGTACCGGTATGGGTAGGTATAGGACGGTTCACACTCATCTACCCCTTTCGACCGTTATGTCCGTTATGTCCGTAGCTGCCGTAGTATTAGAACGTGTGTTCGATTATAACGAAACGGTAACGATCGGTGGGTGTAGGTGACTTCAACCTTGACCTGGCCCCATAATGGGGGGAAGTCCGGTAATGGTTACCGGCGGAATGGTTAGGGGTTAGTTATGGCAGACAGGATCACCACTAAAGACCTGCACACCATGGCGCGGGCTTACGTTGACGCGCTCATCGCGGCGGGCGTTTATCC